AATATTTGTATGCCCTTTTGCTTCCTTTAGCATGAACGCGCCGGGGGTTGATGGATCCGAAACCATATCAAAGCAAAGAAGTTGAAAATCGTCTTCGACCATTGTCACTCCATTTCTCTCTGTAACCGAGCCCATGCCCCTAGAAGAAATGCCAAGCGCTACTTCTGAATTGACAAGGCTCTCAAGAATCTTTCCGGATGGTGTTGGTAACACTCTAATTGTTCCCTTGCAAACCTTGCCTTCCATCCATATCTTGGTAACCATGTGGGAAGCATTTGCTAAGTTTATTACAGAACTATCTGGATGATCTAATTCTCCAAGGGCGCGGCGTTCCTTTACAAGCTTTGCGTAGTTGGCTACCTCTCTTTCCAAAATGGCTTGAGGATACACTCTCCCGTTACCGTTTTGTGTCTCTGCCATCTGCATTACTCCAGAGAGCATGCACCCACCTTCTGCCACAAACTTCTTGTCCGCTTCCGTTAGAAGATCCTGGCAAACACCGCCTTCACATAATTCAAAATATTCTCTTATAAGTTTCATATTATACCTCATAGCGGGGGCTACCCGCGTCAGCTAGCAGCCAGCTTTGCATCGTCTAACTGGTCTTATCATTCTTTTTATTGTAATTAAGTCTCTCATTTTCTCTCCTTTACAAGATGCTCAACCTTTATTCCTTCATCACCAAAAACCATATTACCAACATAAGCGGCCGCAGATCCTGCAAAGCCTAGCAAAAGGCCGGTCACAAAAGAATTGTCAAAAGTAAATAGTTGTGTGTAGTGTCTTATAGACCATAAAAATAAGCCAACCCAAAAGCCTGTGCACATAGGGCACTCAAGCAATTGCCCTAACTTTCCGGACTTTGGGCGGATTGGGTCTAGGATTTTTCCGTAGACGAGGATTTGGGTTAGCCCATATGAGACCAGACAGAACCAAATAAAAGTCACGGATCCTCACTTTCATTCCCTTCTCTAACAAGGGAATAATTGTATTGAAATCCGTACGGGCCAATTTGTTTAGTCATTGAGCCCTTACTTGCTGCCTGCGGAACATCGCCAAGCTCTGTTGAATCTTCTGGAGCTGGGCGGAGCATCGCATCTAATCGTTCATCATCATATTCTTCCGCGGTCTTAAAATATGGACGCTCATCCTTGATGTATTCATGAATAGAATATAAAAATGCTTGAGACCTATCAATTCCTGGAATCTTTGATTCTAAAAATTCTGCTTCCATGGATCCGAAAACGTTCCCACCCTTAACAGATGATCTGTTTACAAGACCCTTTCTTGCCAAGAATTGAAACATTCTATCTTGTGTTGCGTAAACCTTATCAGACATAGCACCTTTTGGGAATGTTACACACTTTGATTTTTCTGTCATCAAAACAATGTCAATATCCTCATGATCCAAGATAAGAATATTGCCATCTAAAGTGCGGCGCGCCTTTAGTTCGACCCTGGGGTCTAGCTGTATGTCAACATTAATCGTCATTTTCTTCTATCTCTTCCAAAAGCTGTTGTGTATTTAAAACTATTTCTAATGTTTCTGTATCAATCTCTTTTTCTTTTGTTTTATCTAAAACATTATAAACTTTTTCTATCTTTTCTTTAAGAGAAACATCTTCTGATATTTTCTTACTGTTTTTTGCCTTGGTTAATCTGTTTTTAAGAGAACCAACCTCTTCGTTAAGATATAGCTTTAATTCTAATCCATTATCGACAAAGGAAGAGATGTAATTATTAAGAAGCTTTTTTTGGTTTTCGTTCAGCTTATTTGAATATTCTTCATTAAAGTTTGATGCGAATGAACCATAAACCAGAGAGTCAATCGGCTGCTGAGATTCCTGCTCGACAATTACCGATGCTGACATTTGATCTATTATATTTTCTTCCAACAAGACCCTATCTTTTACAGGCAAAGCATCTTGAAAAATAGAATAAACGGATGCTATAGTTTTATAATTTGGTACAAAATTGTTATATACCTTGTTTGAAAGTGTTCTGTTTATTTTGTTTATGAGAGCGCTTTGCTCTTGAAAGAGTCTCTTTTTATCAAGAGAATCGTGCTCTTGTTTTACTTGCACAACAATTTTTTCTGCTGTAGTCTTTTCTATATCTCTGGTTTCATAAATGGACCTGTAAAGATCTAACTCTCTTTTCAAAACAGAATGTCCTGAAAAGTGATCCTTTATAATCGAAACAATTTTGTTTTGCTTATTCTTGTTGTTCTTTACAACAGATTCGGTTAACTCTCTCACAAGAGCTTCATAAACAAATGCCGTGTTTCTTTTCTTGTTATGTTTCAGTCTCATTATTTTTTTCCCTCGCTTTTAAGCTTTCAAAAAGAGCTTGTATCTCTTTTTGTTCTTTGAGTATTTTTCTTTCCTCTACTTTATAATTAGTCTTATCTTCTTGATAAATACTGGTTGCTTTTGCCAAACCTGTAAGATCACTATATCCTGGATATAACTTTCTTGTTGTTCCTGTCTCCGGTGATGCAGCGCGAGTCATATTCTTTTTTCTTGGTCCAGAAGTTTTTCTTCTATCTCCGCCGGCTTTGAGTCCTCGTGGTTCATACCATCCATGAGATTTTTCTGTAGTTGTTCTACCTTTAGAATCTTCTCTTTTCCCAGGAGGCGCTGCTAGTAAGTCACCATCTGCCGGTGGTGCATCAGGGGCTGGTGTGCCGGCATCCGCGGTTGCACCGGGATCAGCACCAGGCAAATCTGCTCCAAGTTCTGGTTCTGCACCGACGGCGCCTGTACCTCCAGGTTCTCCACCTGCGTCTCCAACATCAAGATTGTCTACTCCAGCGTCGAGGCCTGCAGTCATCTCGGCCTGCTCGGCTTCACCAACAGTCTCTAAAGCTGCTTCGAACCTCTTATCATAGAACATCTCTCTTCTATTTCTAATGAATTCATCATCTGACATTCCAAATAGTGTTTTAGCCAGCCACTGCTTAGAAAAGAATCCTTCTGTGGCAGCTCCGACGATGTCAAACCTTGTTTTCCAGTGTTCAAGTTCTTGCATCTCTGCTATCTTCGATGGATTATTTAAGTGACAAGTAAAAGAAACCAAATCTTCTTCTCTGTACCCAAGAGTATAAAGGTGAATGATGCCAATTTTCTCCAATTCGGTAATGATAGATCTTTGCAATCTTTGAACAGTTCTAGCAAATCGGATATCTTTTTGAGCTAAGGTTGTCTTATCTTCTACAGCCTTTTCTCCGTCCGATGAAATATAAGCCGAGGGGATTTTTAAAGCTGAAAAAAGTTTGTCTCTTAAATATTTAACATCATCAATATCTCCTGTGTACTTGCCTCCTGCTACCGATTCAATCTTTGTGCTGCTTTGTCCACGAACAGGAATAAAATAATCTTCTTCTACTGACAGTGGATTATACCTTAAGTCCACTCTTCCTGTACTTGAGTCGACAACCTGATTCCTTTTCATGGTGGTCATGACTTTTTGCATATATTGTTCCACATCCTGTGGGGGTACATTCCCTACGTCTATATAGAAGGCGCGCCGTTCTGGGGATCTGGTAATTCTATAGGCCATCATCGCGTCTTCAATTAATGTTAATTGTCTCCATATTCTTCTCGCTGGTTCTAACACAGAGGTTCCATACGGATTATATTTATCTTGACCCAATACGCGGAAGTGGCCAATTTGCCAGTTTTCAAACGTAAGACCAGCTGAGTTCCACTGATATTGGACATAGTTTGGATTCCCCTTGTCTTCTCCCTCTAGTCTTTCGAGTTCTTGGGTCGGTAAGCCAATAACGGATGTGATGCCTAATTGATCGTCAATGTCTAAGTAAAGAAAGAAGTCTCCATATTTGCACATAGTTCTACACCATGAAAATAAATTATGCTGAATATTTAGAACGTTTGTATATAGTGACTCTAATATTGCTTTTATCTCTTCGTTTTCACAATCAACTTGTAACATGGGAGACAACGAAGAATACGTTGTCATCTCATCTGCATATATATCCAGAGATGAAGCTATCTCTGGTGTATATTCCATTTGATCAAAATCAACATACCTCTCTGTTCTTTGTTGAGAGGCCATATATGCTGATTGTAGATTGTCATATGGATTATATGCTGTCTTTTTAAAATCTTTACCAGAGGCAGAAGTGAACTTATTTGCATACTTATCAAGGTCTATTCTTCTAAGTCTATGGTTGTTTTGTGTCCTGTATTGTGTTAAAGGTCCCGAAAGCAATCTTGTTAACCTTCTAAACAATAAGCTTTGTGGATTTCTTGTATTGTTTTTATTCTTTTTATTTCCAGCCATTTTTTATCCCTTAAACAACCATGGAAAATCGGTTGCAGTTTTATGATGCTTATTCATGGCATCATTCATTTGTAATTTCTCAGTACCTACCATCCCTTTTATTCTAGTATCTAAACTGTTGGTACTTTTTGTTATCGAGCCAATAAACGCTTTAGCGTAGTCAGCATCTCTTTGGTTTGCGGCAAGTGCAGTATCTCTTACCCAGCAAGCTACAGCGCATGCCATTATCAAGTCATCATTATAAGACCTCATGGACTCAGCCCTACCATTATTCCAAACAAAAGTTTTCATTTCAGACATTAGTCTAGAAGAATATATCTTAATTAGATTGTTTCTAATGAATTCTTCCATCTTAGCGACGATTAGCGGTCTTGTCTTTGATGTTGTAGAAAATCCAGCTACGGCATTTGACATTTGGTCTGCCTGATATTCTTCTACAAATTCATGTGTTGATTTAATGGAATGGTATAGATTAGGGTATCTCATTTCCTTTAGTTTGTCAAGTACAGCAAACCCAACAGAGTTGTTTTCTACCACCAGCAGGCCGTTGCCATACTCCTGGCCGACGTCAAACAAGACTCTAGAAAACACGTCGGGTGTTACCTTGCCTTGATACTCTGCGACTATCTCCATAGTTTCTAGCTTAATCACATGGCAAACTGAATAATCTTTGCCGTCGCCTCGTGCAACATCTGCAGATATCAAATAGGTATTTTCTTGCTTTCTTTCTTCCCATATCCACAAGTTTCTATCGAACCCAGTCCTATACTTAGGATCCTTAACCATATTATAGTAAATCTCTAAATCTTCTGCTGCAAACACAGTTTCGCCTGACATGTTAAAGTTACATTCAAGCTCTTGTGCGATTTCTCTCCTAGACATATTTCTGGTTTCCCTCTCAAACCATTCCTGGTCTCGATCGGGATGAACATTCCACGGTAACTTTGTTGGGAAAAAGTCGTTTGCTTTGTTTTCCGAT